GTTGATTCAACTTGGGATTTGGAAATTGCCAACGCTGACCTCGTTATCATTACTCAACGCGATGCGCTGCGCCAATTTTTAAAGCAAAGGCTTCAATCTTTTTACGGGGAATGGTTCTTAGATAGCTCCCGCGGACTGCCCTACTTCCAAGAAATACTTGTGAAAAATCCGTCTTTTGAGGCGATTGATTCTTTGTTCAAACGAGAAATACTTGAAACGGCAGGCATCACAGAGCTTGAATCGTTTGATATGGACTATGACAATTTAACCAGATCTTTATCCTTAGAGTTTCGAGCTAAGAGCACGAGTGGTACTATCGACTTCAACGAGGTGATTACGATATGAGCGGCTTAACTGTAAATGGCTTTGAAAGAAAGCGCCTAGCTGAAATTAAAACTGAAATCGAACAGAGAATGCGAGACAGTCTCGGTGCCTCGATTAACCTCACGCCTCCATCTGTTTTTGCCACGCTTATTGGCATTTTTGCTGAGCGAGAAGATGAGCTTTGGCAGTTGGCTGAGAACGTATATAACTCAAGCTACCCTGACACCGCTGAAGGAACGAGTTTAGATAACGTCGTTGCGATCACTGGTATCACACGTCAGGCAGCCACAGAATCAACCGTTGCCAGCGTCCATTTGTTTGGTAGCGTTGGCACGACCGTACCCACAGGAACAATCTTTAGCGTAGACGGGAACCCTGATGCGCGTTTTGTAACCGATGCCGATGTCACTTTGGTGACTGGTGCTGACGAGGTGCAAGACGCAGCCTTTAGCGCAACGCCTACGAGTGGAAGCTTTAGGCTTGTCTACGAAGACGAACAAACCGATCTAATACCTTTCACAGCAAACGCCGCAGCCGTTCAAACTGCCTTAAATAACTTGATAGATTTGTCAGGCGTAACTGTAACTGGAAGCTTCGCAAGTAGTTTTGAAATCACCTTTGCGGGAGCTGATGGGAAGATCAATCAGCCTCTTTTAACCGTTGCTGACAACACCTTAGACAACGCTGGAGCTGTAACTGTGACGATCACGGTTCTTACTGCGGGTGTACCTCAAGGTACTGTGAATTGTACGGCTGAAGACGCAGGAGCAACTCAAGCACCTGCCAGAACTTTGACCGTTATTGAAACACCCGTTGCAGGACTTGATACAGTTCTCAACCTTGTTGATGCCGTCGTTGGTAGAGATACTGAAACAGACTTAGAGCTTCGTTTGAGACGATCAGAATCATTGCAAGTCGCGGGTTCGGGCACAGTTGAAGCTATTGTTTCTACACTTAGAAACGTGCCTGATGTCACCGCTGCTATCGTTATTGAAAACGATACAGACGTAGTGGATGGAGATGGCCGTCCTCCTCATAGCTTTGAAGCTATTGTTGAAGGTGGCGCAGACCAAGATATTGCCGATGAAATTTGGTCAGTGAAACCCGCTGGCATTGCGACCTTTGGAACTGAAAATATCAACGTCACGGATTCAATGAGCATTGTCCACGTCATTAACTTCAGTCGTCCTACACCAGTAGATATTTATGTGATCCTTGATTTGACGACCGACTCACTATTCCCTGTCGATGGAGCTGCCTTAGCTGAGCAAGCTATCCTTGATCGAGCCGCTGAACGATTCAGCGTTGGTGATGACGTGATCGTGATTCCTACTTTGATCGCTGCGCTTGATGCAATTCCGGGCATCATTGACGTTGTGATTAAGGTTGGAACCGCACCTGCACCCACTTTAGACGCGAACATTCCAATCGCAATTTCTGAGATCGCTTCTTTTGATAGCACTCGAATAACGGTGAACGTGATCTAATGGCAAACGCAACAGAAAATAATAACCACGTCGCTGAGGCTTTGGCCCGATTGCCAGAGCAGTACAAAAACAGCGAAAACATTCGTGGAATTATTGAGTCTCTTGTCACTGGTATTCAAGAAGATGAAGCTATGTTCATTGACTTGCGAGACAATCGCACATTGGACAATGCCTTTGGCGATTCGCTTGACTTGATTGGATCTATTGTTGGCGTGGCTAGAATCGCTGGCGAAGACGATGAAACATATCGAGGCCGAATTCGACTAGGTATTTTTAAAAATAGATCGCAAGGTACACCTGAGATCTTGATTGAAGTTGTGCAAAATTTTACGAACTCAACGCAGATCGTTTTCTACGAGGGCGGCATTGCAAGTTTTGCCTTTAACATTGACGATCAAACTTTAACCCAAGACGAGATAGACGATCTTTATTCTGGGCTTAGAGAGGCAAAATCTGCGGGAGTAACGATTGAGCATGTGACTTCTTTTGCTACGGATGATGCCTTTGCCTTTGATGGTGCGGGGTATAGTGCTTTAGGGTTCGGTGATTCAACTGATTTAGGTGTGGGCGGTGAGTTTGCAACCGTCTTAATTGAGAGCTAAGGAGATAAGAAATGGCTACAAAACCAAGTTCTAAAACAGAGTGGACGCTGACAAATCCAAGCTTTGGCACGGTCACAGTCGAGCCAAGTGGAGCTAAGAAGATCACTGGTTGGCAAGCTGCTGAGCGTCCTGCGCACCAATACATGAACTGGATTCACTACATCACAGACGCATGGGTAAAGTATTTTGAAGACCCCGTTGGTCAAATTGCTACGGTAAATTTCGCAGCCTCACCTTACACCGCTACGAGTTTAAATCGTTGGCTTGCCGTGGATACTTCTGGTGGCAACGTCACGATCAACTTGCCAGCCGTAGCCTCAAATTCAGGCGTTCAATTTTTAATCGCAAAAACTACGTCTGATACGAATAGTGTCGTTATTGATCCAAGTGGAGATGAAACAATAGGCGGAGCTGCAACGAAAACACTTTACCTACAAGATGATTTCGTAGTTATCAAGCAAATGAATTCACGCTGGGTCATTGTTGCTGAAAGAGTTAACGGGCACTTCACAAGAACGGCAAGCACGACAACTTCAGTTGTTCAGTCTGACTTAGGTGGAACTATTCTGATTGATAGCACTTCGGGTGTTTTCGACTTAGATTTGCCTGCACCTAAGCCTAATTTTTTCTTTTTTGTTAAAGATGTTGGTGGCGCACTATCTTCAAACAATGTTACCTTGGACAGGAATGGTTCAGAGGAAATTGAAGGGCTTGCTTCAGATTATCTGTTACAGGCTGATTTCGGTTTTTGGAAAGTTTTTTCAGATGGTACAGATTGGTTTGTGGGGTAAAAAATGTCTAAAAATTTAACGATAAAAACTCTAACTGGTTCAGGCACATTTGTAGTTCCCGCTGGAGTAAAAAAAATAAAAGTTTTGAATTCTTTGGATTCTGTAAATTCTATAACCGCGTATAGTTCAACTTATTTTCGAAGATCAGATGGGGTCATGTATGCTACTGGTGGTAACGCAAATGGTGAGCTTGGCGATGGTACGCAGACACAAAGATCATCACCAGTTCAAGTAGTTGGTGGTCATGCGTTTAAAAAAATTGCAAGCGGTTCAGAACTTCTTATTGGATTAAAATCCAACGGTCAGGCTTGGACAGTAGGCAATGGTAGCTCTGGACGATTAGGAGACAATACAGCTACAAGTAAATCTACACTTGTTCAAGTAGTTGGTGGACATAGCTTTGTAGATGTGGAGGCAGGACTTTTTCGATGTTTCGGACTTAAGGCAAATGGAGAAGTGTGGGGATGGGGAAATAATGTCAACGGTCAACTCGGAGATAATACCACGACAAATAAATCATCACCCGTTCAAGTAGTTGGTGGGCATAGCTTTATAAAAATAGCTGGTGGCGGAGATACAACCTTGGGATTAAAAGCCAACGGCCAAGTTTGGGCTTGGGGAGGAAATAGTTCTGGTTCACTCGGAGATAATACAACTACAAATAGATCATCACCAGTTCAAGTAGTTGGTGGACATAGCTTTGTAGATATTAACGCCATTTCCAATGCATCAATGGCCTTAAAAGCTAATGGTGAAGTTTGGACTTGGGGAAGCAATTCATCTGGACAGTTAGGTGACAATACTGTGACTAACAGATCATCGCCCGGACAAATTGTTGGTGGACACCTTTTTTCTGCAATAGCAAAAGGTGGATCTGGATCAAAATTCTTAGCATTAAAAGACTACGGCCAAGTTTGGGCTTGGGGAGACAATAACGCAGGTCAACTTGGAGATGGAACTGTTACGGCTAGATCATCACCAGTTCAAGTAGTTGGTGGGCATAGCTTTGTTGAAGTTGCCATAGGTGAGAATACTGGTATAGCAAGAAAGATAAATGGTCAGTTTTGGGGTTGGGGTAATAATACTTCGGGTC